CAAATTGAACGCGGACCGGTCGGCAGCACTTTTGAGCGTAGGCCGCAACAAGTGGAGCTGGCGTTGTGTCAGAGGTATTACCAGCACACTATTTTTGTTCGGATAGGGGGTCTTTCTGCTAGCGGAGCTGGATTCCATGGTGGAGATCAATTTTTAACTGAAATGAGGACTACTCCAACCATGGTTCAACGCAGTCCTGCGTACGTTGGCGGTACGTCAGGACTTACTGCGACACCTAGCTCTTCTACAACTTTTTTATTTGATGCAGCCAACTCCGGAGCTTCTGGCATTGCAGAAGCCTATTATTCCGCCTCCGCCGAACTGTAACTCTCATGACCTATCAACTAACAACCTCCACCTCCATCCTCCGCCTCGCGGACAACGCCTGCATTCCACCGGACCCGGCCAACCGGGACTACCGCGACTACCTGGAGTGGGTCGAGGCTGGCAACGAACCCCTGCCTGCACCGAAGCCGGCACCTGCTCCAACTCCACCGACCCCTGAGCAAAAGCTTGCGGCTGCAGGCCTGACCGTGGCCGAACTGCGCACCTTGCTGGGGCTCGACTGACAGCTGCCTGGCCCCGCATCAGCAGGGCCGCTAAAGTGGATCGACGACTGCGCCGACCATGGACCCAGCCACCCTTGCTGCCATCTTGGGCCTGGGAGGGGCTGGTGTCTCAGCTCTCTGGAAGATTGCTGGTGGCTTGGGCAAGTTTGAAGCCAAGACCACCACGATCCTGGGTGCCATGCAGGTCATGCTGCAGGACCACGAAGAACGCATCCGGGTCATTGAGCGCAAGTATTGAACCGGATCGAACAAAGCCTTGAGCTTGAGCTCAGTGAGGAACGAGTCCAGCGCACGTTGCTGGAGTTGTACCAAGACGAGGATTGGTCAGGGCTCTTGGCCACAGCAGAGCTGTTGAACACCGCTTGGCACCATGAAGTCATGGTGACCCGATGGTTGGCCAAGGAGGCAGCAGACAACCTGGATCGCAAGTGGCAAACTGCAACCAGCAACTCTCTCGCCCATGACCCCCAGGATCGTTGAGTACGTAGCTGTTGCAGTGGCTGTCCACGGTGCTGCAGTGGCCATTGTGAACCTGACACCCACCCCAAGGGACAACGAGGCCCTGGGCAAGTACAGCCGGATGGCGGTCAAGCTGTACCGGGCCATCGAAATCCTGGCCGGTGTCATCACCCCGCTGGTGAAACGCTGAGATACCAGCCCCCTGTCCCTTGGGGCATCCACCTGGGGTTCCAGTTCTTGCGGCTGTAGATCACGCCCGCCCCCCTGGTGTTGCTGGCGTAACCGCCCGGCAACAGCAACGCCTCGCCATTGGGGTCGTTATGGATCCAGTCTTTGGGGGTGTAACCGGTCACCACTGACCAATGACCACCCCCGCTAGGAGCCCCTACACGGCCCTTGTGCAGCCAGCCCACAGCAACAGGTCTGCCAGCGTCTATCTCTCGTTCCAGGGCCGCTGGTGTGCCGTCGGTATGGAAATCGGCGCTGAGACCCAACGACCGCAGTGCCAACAGTTGCGCTGATGCCGACGTGGTGTCGCCGTGTCTGGCCCGGATGGTGTTGTAGGTGTCGTCACTGGCGATCTTGCCCCAGAACATTGCCAACATGGCGCAGCTGGAACTAAAGCACTCCCTGTACCCGGCACCGGAAGCGTTGTCGAGCTGGCTTTGCCACAGCACCTTCAACGGATTGGCGAAAGGCGACGGTTTGGCGGCTGGTGCCGCTCGGTACAGCTCTGCAAAGTCCTCGATCTGCTTGGACGTCAGGGTTTCCTGCAGCCCGTTCCAGGCCGCCAGCTGATGCGGCAGTCCGGCGTCGTGTTTAGCTGCGTTTGCGAGACGAATAACCGACATTTGCGCTGGTGAGAGGGGCCCGGGGAAAAATCTGGACGTTGTCCAGCTTCCAAGGAATACGTTCCCAGACATCACAGCACGTGGCAACGCCCCAAGCCATCTCCTCGTTCTCTGCAACGACGATGGTCTGGAAGGAGCCGGCCTCTCTGGTGCCCCCGTACCCAATGAACTCACCGGGAACCCGGATCACCCAGGCCCTGACGCCAGGTCGTTTAGTAACGGGGCCTGATCCAGCCACCGGCAACTGGGGCCGATGCAAGATCCGTAATACTGCCGCCCAAAAGGCTTCGGTCCAACGCTCCTTCAAGGTCCCCCATGTACGCCTGAAGCTCCAGGTCCCAGAGTTCTGACTGCCGCTCCTTGATTGCTCGGTCTTCATCAATGGCCAGTGATTCGTTCCAGTATTGAACCGCACCCGCAAGGGCATCGAGACGGTCGTCGTGGGCCAAGCAACCCCGGTCGACGGTGAGGTGGGTCAATTGATGAAACAACTGGTACGCCAGACGCTTCTCGACAGCCTCGTCGTCTCGGGTCTTGGCGTCGCCTTCGATGACCGATCGACTGACAATGAGCCGGTGCTGGTTGAGCACTGGCTCTAGTGCTGCAATGATGCGGCGCTCCTTTTGCACATTGGACCGGACGGTCTCAACGGTGCACGGATGCTGCACCTGCAAGTACGGCTTCAGCAGGGACTCCAGCATGCCTTGGCCAAACTGGTCTTCCAGGAGGATCAAGTTGACCTTTTGGCGCTTTGCAGCCGCTGCTAGGCCCTGCAGGACAAGTTCTGAGTAGCCGTCCCGGAACGCACCGGACTCCAGCAAGAACAAATTGCCGTTGAGGTGAGCCACGATCGCGTACGCCGTCTCGTCCAGGCCCCGGCCAGAGGGGTCAATGAACATGACGCAGCCATCAAACGGCAACCAGGTGCCGTGGATGTAGGCCGGCCGGTAGTAAAAGTCGCCGTTGAAGCCCACCACCGGCAGGTCGCTGATGCGGTACTCAGCCCCGGAGCTCCACACCACCTTTTCCGGAGCATGGTCCGAGACCTCGAGCACCATCAGGTCCGCCAGCTTCAACGGGAACCGCTGGGCGTCGCTGAGGCTGGTGTCCAGCTGAAACTGGAGCGCAAAAGCTGACCGGCCGTACGACGTCTCGCGTTGCAGCAGGTCCATTTCGCTGAAGCGACCAGGGTCTGTCGGTTGATTTGTCAACTCTGGGCACCCCTCGAGGATCACGGGGGCCAAGTGATCGCCGTATTTGACGGGCTTCTCGGGGTACCGGGCTGGCCAGATGCGCACCTCGTATGCGCGTTGGGCCAGCTTGTTGTAAATGGACTCCTCGGTCTGAGGAGTGCCCAGGAACATGATCTCGCCACCGGGCTTGAGGATGGCGTTGAACTCACCCACAGCCGCCAGCAGCTTCTCCCGAATGCCGACAGACCACGACGTCGTCGGTGTCTCAACGTCATCAGACAGGATCAAGTCAGCCCGAGACCCGGTCAACTGGCCAAAGATGCCCACTGCTTTGACGGATGGGCTCTGGTCCGGAATTGCGGGCCTGACGTCGAACCGGTTTACGGCTGATCGCTGCTCATCCCGGTCTGGCTCCAGACACTGAAGCATTGGCATCTCGCGGATCAAGCGAATGCAGAACATGGTGAAGTCGTCAGCCCGGGTCTTGGACGCTGACACCACCATGATCTTCTTTTGGGGGTCCAGACGCAGCAACCACAGCACGTAGGCCGCGGCCATCCAGGACTTACCGACACCTCGAAACGCTTCAACAATGCGGCGCTTGGAGCCGTGTTGCATGTAGTGGGCGATGTCGAGCTGGACGGGCGTGGGGTCCGGCAGGTTCAGGTGGCGCCAGACCAGCACCAGGAAGTACCGGAAGTCCGTGGACAAGGGTTCCGGCAGTTGGCCCCAGGAGGAATCACGCGTCATGGCGGATGCAAGTGATTAGTCGGGGACACTACGCAGCTCAGGGCATTGTCCAGCTACTGGTGCCAGTGGAGTAGGTCCAGACGATGCCAGTGTTGGGGTCGGTGTAGGTCTGGCCGTTAGTTGGGCTGGTTGGATAGTTGGGCGTGTAAGTCGCCGTGATTCTCCATGTCATCGGCCTGACCTCGTAGTGGCAGTGTCTAGTGTGTGTGGCATCTTAGATTCCATAACGCATCCTCAAGCAGTTGAAGTTTTGCTGGACCTCTGCGGCGGTTAGGGCACGGTTGTAAAGATAAACAGCACCAACTGATCCAGCCCGATAATCAGCGGCTGAAGATGATCTACGACAAATTCCATAATTTGCCCCGCTTGCAGTTAATGTTGAAGTTGTTGCGCTAGAAGCAACAGGCGCTAATTGACCGTTAATATAGAGATTTAAGTCATACGGGGCGCCAAAGGCTGCCGTTGCCACAATGTTGTACCAAATGTTATTAGAAAAAATTGTGGAAAAAGCCTTAAAACCAGTATTTACTGCTACATAAACGTTATTTGTGTTATTTTTTGCTAAGCAAAATCCAGAGGAATTACCTAAATTACCGGCATCAAATAAAGAAGCAAAAGCATTGTCAAGATAATTATTAAAATTAAACCACATACTAACAGTAAAAGATCCGTTGGACGGAATCGGCGTTACTACTGTAGGAATGTTTGTCCATTGAGTGGTTCCATTAAACGCTAACGACCCTCCATTGGCACTGCTATACGTCGGTCCATTCACCAACGTGCCATTGTTTCCATTGCCGCTCAGGTCTGTCCAGGTCGTACCAGTGCCCGGATAAGACGCAGTTTGACCAGCATCAAGGTTTAGCACCAATCCATTGGTAACGATGCCATTACGGATGTCTGGGTAAGAGGTTTGGGAGAGCACCACCTTCCCCGGTACATAAATAGGCATCACGTCACCTCCTGATTAGTGTTATAGGTTTCGGTGTTGGTCATGGTATTGCTACTCCAAATGCGGTGATGAGTGCTGTAACGCGGGCGTCAAGGAGGGCGAGATCTAGGGATTCGCCGATGCTGTAGAAGG